TCAGCAGTTTCCGCTCCAGTTCCGCGGCCCCCTGGACAGTCATTACACACACGCTCGCCATCTTTTCTTCCCTGTTCCCTGTTCCCTGTTCCCTGTTCCCTATTTCCTCAGATTGCTTCCCGGCAAAGTATCTCGTACTCGGCGTTGCGTTCTTCGATGTTGCCGATCGAGACGATTTCAAAAATCCGCTCGCCGAACTGGAGGCGGTAATCATGCCCGATGCCGGCCCTGTATCGCATTCGGACGCGGTGTGTGGCCTCTCCGACCGGCTGTTGGGCGACCATGATTTCCCGGCCGCTGAGCGGCTCGATCGACGCCCAGGTAACAGCGACCACCAACCAGCTCGTCGTTACGTCTCCTGTCGCGCCTTGCTCCTCGCTCGGGGACAGGATCGTCAGTCGATGTCTGAGTTTTCCGGCGTTCATGTTCAAACACGAATTTCACGAAAGAACAACACGAATTCCACAAACACGAATTACACAAATTACGACGAATTACACCAATTACAATTCGTGCAATTCGTGTTCAAATTTGTGTTCTCCTACGAGTACGTCTTCATCGCCTCGCTGCCGACCAGGTTCCAGTACGTCGTGTTTTCAGCCAGTGTCACGCGCTCGATCTGTCGTGCCCGATGCTCGTACATATCGTCGATCAGCAGGAGCATCGCCTGCCTCAGCGTGGCCGGGACGAAGTTCCCATCGGCCCCGAACCCTGCGATCACCGTCACGATCACATCGCCGACCTGGCCATAGGTGGCGGGCCAGGATTGCCCATAGGCCAGCGATATCTGCCCCGGTTTTTTGCTGGTCTCGACGATATACATTGCGGGGGCAAGGGTCCGTACGATCCCGGCAGAGTCCTTGTAGGCAATCGTTGCCGACTGGACGGGGGGCCGCGGAAGGCGGATCGGCCCGCCGTTCGCGGGGAACTCATCGAGCGTCAGCGTGATCGTCTGCGTGATGAGTGACAGTTCTGCGTCGTTTTCAACCTGCTTGCGCGCGGCAGCAATATGGCGGTCGATCAGCGAATCGACCTCCGTATTGTCCGCATCGACGTAACAGTGCAGTCTCGCCTCGTCGACCGTGATCGGCTCGCGGCTCGGCTGCCCGGTGACCTTCCAGGCCTGCGTCATCGTCTACTCCTGTCTACCTACCCTTGCGGCCGTACTTTCGCGGCCTGCTCGCCGGCAGGTCTGCGGTCTCGCCGTCCGGTTCGGCCGTGGCGGTTTCTGCCATGATGTCTTTGGCTTCGGTCTTTGCCTCGAAATCAGCAGGCTTGGGCTGGTCCACGGGCACGGCCGCTGAGCCGATCAGCAGCCTTTCGGCGAGGGCATCGTCGATCTCATATTCTTTGCCGGCCGCGAAAACGCCTTGCGGCCCAGCCGCGGTCTTGGTCATCTTTATTCGCATCGTTATCTCCTCAGAACACGAATTCCACAAACTCGAATTGCACGAATTGTAATTGGTGTAATTCGTCGTAATTTGTGTAATTCGTGTTTGTGGAATTCGTGTTCAAATGTGTGTAATTCGTGTTCTATCCCATCGTGATATGGAACATCCCGGTTTTGATGTTCCCGCCCGAGCTGACGACGATCTTGACCCGCTCGTCTGCCAGGATCATATAGTCTTCCACCGGCTCACCGTTGGCCGCGTAGAGGGATGCCGCGCCCGCACTGTCGCAGGTGGGTTGGCGGGGGCAGACGGTGACGGAATCGTTGACCGCAGCCTGGGACCACAGGGCAAGGCCGGTTTCCTCGCCGGTGACGACGAAGATGACGCCGTCCTCGAAGTCCGTCTTGACGTACCTGATCGAGATAAGCCGCCCGTTGACGGGTCCGCCGGTATAGACCGTCGCGGCCCCATCTTTATCCGTCGTAGCGACAACCGCATGTCGTTTCGCGTGCATGATTTCTCCAAAATAGCTCTTAGGGGGTTAGATGCCGCCGCTGTTATCGGCCGAAACATCGGTGAACTGGATGCATATCCAATCGGTCCCGTCGTAGAACCACATTGTGACATCGCCAGCGGCCGTGACGATATCCTGGCTGGACCCTACCAGCCCGGTCCCGGTCGTATCGAAGGTGGCGCCGTGGGCGGACTTGATGATGATGATCTGCCCGCAGGTCAGCGCCCCGGCCCCAGCGTCGAAGTCGGTGTACGTATCCGCTCCCCCGGTCGTGAAGTAGGTATGTCCCGACACATCGGGCGTGCCGTCGGCGCCAGCGAAGGCCGTCGCGGTGGCCTCAACGTGCAGGGCCGACAGGATCGTAAACTTCCCGGCCCCGGCCCCCGCCGCGGCGCTGACGGTCACACCGCCGACATCGCTGACCACGCTGACCGACGTGGCGGCCGTGCCCTGATCGCTATGTATCTTGATATTCTCGCTCGCCCCGCCGTTGGCGTGGAGATAGATGCTGTCGGTCCCATCGGCATCCGTCGAGACGATGGTGATCTGGTCGGCCGCGTCGATCGTGATATCGCCGTTGGCGGCGCCGTCGGCGACGATGGAGATAGCACCGTCGTCGGTATCCACGTCGATCCCGCCGCCTGTCCCCGACGCCTGGAGGCTGATGGCGTCGGCGCCCGTTCCGCCCACATTATCCAAGACAATTGACGAGTTGGTCGCCCCCGTCACTTGTAACGTGATGTCATCGGTCGCATCGTCGGATGCGTTGACGATGCTGATGGTGCTATTGGCCCCGCTGACGGCAATCCCGCCGGCGGTGGCCACTAATCCGATCGCATCCGCTCCGGTCCCGGCGGCGGTCAGCGTGATGGACGAATCGTTTCCGCCGACCTGCGTCAGCAGCAGGTCCTCCCCGGCCCCGTCGGAGGTGACCTTGATATCGATGTTGTTGGCCGCATCGACGTCTATCCCGCCGGCCGAGGCCTGGATCTGGATGGCGTCGATCTGGGCCTCGCTGGATCCCAGCGCGAGGCTCTTGGCCACGTCCACATCCAGCCCGCCGGCCGTCGAATCCACGTTGATGGATGCATCGCCGTCGCCCTGGTCGTTGGTGATGATGATGGTCTCGGAGCTTCCGCCGCCGCCGCTGGTCAGCAGGCTGACGGCGCCGGCTGCATCCTCGTTGCCGGTGATGAGGACCTTGCCTCCGGTGGCGGTGATATCGATGTCGAAGGTGGAGGCCGATGTAATATCGACCCCGCCGGCCCCCGCGGCGATCGTCACCGCGGCTGCATCGGCCTCTCCGCCGGATATGTTAACCGACCCATTGGTGCAGACCAGGTCCAGGTCCTTGGCCGCCGCTCCGTCGGCGGTAATGTCTATCCCGCCGGCCGAGGCCGTTATCGTGATCGCATCGGCGACATCCTCATCGGCGTTGATATTGAGGGACGCCAGGACGGCGTCGATATCGATATCCTCACCGCCCGCGGCCCCGCCGTTGGTCACGTCGATGCCGCCGGCGGTCGTAATTATCTGGAAGGCATCGGCCTCCGTTCCGGCCGAGCTCAGCACGAGGGAGGAGTTGGTCGCACCGGCCACGGAGATCGTCAGGTCATCGCCCGTGCCATCGGCCGTCAGCGTGATTCCAGCCGCCGCGGCGTCGAAGGTGATGGACCCGACGCCTTTCAGGTCGTCCACTACGCCGAAGGCGATGGAATCCATGAGAGAGGCGGTAGTTAGCGTCAGTGTATTGGCGTTGAAGGTCAGCGAGATATCCTCGCCGCCCTCGGTGATCTTCACGGCCCCGTCGACGGCATTGGTGATCGCCGCGCCGTTGCCCAGCGTCAGGTCCGTCACGGTCGCCGCCCCGGCGCTGGTCACCTTCCAGGTCGATCCGGTGCCCTGGATATCGTCGCCGCTTCCGGCGTTGGATATCTGGATCGCATCCTGCGTGCAAAATGCCCCGCTGGTAATGGACATGCCGCCCATCGCGGCCGAGGATCCGGGGGTAGGAGTGAGGGCCAGCAGGAAGGCCGCATCGGCGTCCGTATTGGTGATCGTCACCGCCCCGGTATCGGCCGTTATGGTTCGTCCGGCCCCACCGCCGCCCTGATCGTAGGCGTCGTCGAGCGTGTTGTCACCGCTGCCGGCCGAGAGGGCGAGCCACGTCGCGCCGGTGTAGACCTTGAGGGCATTGTCGCTGTCATCCCAGTAGATATTGCCCTCGGCCGAGGCCGGGACCGTATCGGTGGGCGTGAGCGACATCTTGCCCAGCACCAACTGGTCCAGGTTGATGGTCGCCCCGAGCACCGCCGCCGAGGAGGCCTTGGCCGTCCCTGCCGTCACACCCGCCAGGACATTGATCTGCGCCGCCGTCGGTGTCAGTGCCGTTCCGGCCAGCTTGATCGCGCCGCCGGACTCGATGTCCATCTGGCCCCCGCTCTCTACATCCAGCGACCCGCCGTTGGCGATGACGAACCGGGCACCGCCCTGTTCGTGATATACCTTGCTGGTCACTGCCGCGGCCGTCGTCACGGCGATCGCCGCAACGATGGCCATCATTATGGTGAGTTTCTTCTTCATGGTCTGTTTCTCCGTGGATTGTGTGTTCTAATAAGCACGACGGCCGCGGGCGGCCCGAACCATTCCTGTCGTAGGCCGCCCGCGCCGTCGCGTGGTTCTTATAGACAACCGGTTAATTCGTTAATTCGTTAACTCGTTAACTCGTTAACCAGTCAACCAGTTAACCTGTTATCTACGCCGTTCCTTCAGCCGGGCTGATGTGCAGCTCGCAGGTCACCGCATCGGCCACGTTGTTATCAACGGGGGCCTTCGACCCGGAGTATTGGACGTAGATGGCGCTCTCGCCCGATGCGTGCGCGGCGTCCTTGTCGACGTAGAGCCGGACGTACCGTTCGAGTGGCCGGTACAGGTCGATGACGAAGATCTCATCGTCATCGTCGTCGGCCACAGTGATTCCCGTGCCTTCCAGATCCTGCGGATCATCGCCGAAGGCATCGTCGGTATCCTGCTGCGCCTTGACGGTGGTCACACAGCTGCCGGCGAGGTCGGCGAACTTCGTGATCATCAGGACGCCGTCATAGCCTTGCATGTCGATGATCGCGCCTTCTCGATCGGCGGTCCCGCTGGCGTAATCCAGCGCCGTCGTGATCTTGCAATTCTTACTGAGGTTCATGTCTTATCTCCTTCATCACGAATTACACGAATTATCCCGAATTGCACGAATTCAAATTCGTGGAATTCGCGTTGTCTTCGTGGAATTCGCGTTGTCTTAGTGTAATTCGTGTTTCCTAACCGAGTTTGACCCGCGCGAACGCCTCTTCCAGAATCGGCATACCGTCGCTTTCGAACCGGCCGATGTAGCCGATCTGATTCGTCTCGGCATACAGCTCGGCGAGAACCTTGATCGTGAATGTCAGCGCATCGACGATCCAGTAGTAGGAGAAGTCGCCCAGTATCCCGACGTAGAGTCCTGTCTCGAACGTGTTCGGAACATACTCGCTCTCGTAGAACGGCATATTGAGGAGCATGTCGGGCCTGCCCGCCACGACGCTTCCGGCCCAGATATACCGGCCTTCGCCGTCGACGATCTTTGCTAGTTCCCTAATCCCATCCCGGTGAAACAGCCAGGAAGCGCGCCGCCTGTACCCGGCCTTGATGAAGAACTCGGCGTTCTTCAAGCCGTTAAAAGTCATCGCGGTCGTCGTGTTGTCCGTCGACACGTCCCGGCCCGTGGAGATGCCCTGGTCGGAGGCCGTGAAGACCCCCAGTGGTTGCTTGGCGCCGCTGCCGTTGAGATATCCCTTTTCCTGTGTGATCCCGAATTTATAGCCGAGTCGATCCTTCACTAATCCATCCACCGGAATGCCCGATCTGCGAACGAGAGTTTCAGATATCTTGAGCCGTTTGGCAGCAGGCTCCGGCTTGAATTCGCGTCGGCCGAAGGACATCGTGCTGTCCTCGTTTCCGGTACCGAGTTCAGTCGTCCAATCCGCATCGTCGGGATCATTTTCAAGCGTCGGGAAGCCCAGACTGTCAGCGGTGGTCACCGGAGGTAATACATTACCGATCTGTCGCATGATGACATCGTCATCGAGCTTCTGGATCAACTGGGCCTTGAATTCCATCGGGGCGGATAGATATCCGCCGCCGGTATCCCTGTCCTTCTGGAGCGCCCGTATTTCCTCTCCGCTCAGGCCTTTCGGCCCATCCAGAAGCAATCGGCTGAATGCGCGTTGCTCAGCGATCATCGCCTGATTGCACTCGATGGTGATTGATCGGTTGACGCCGCTGACGCTCGGCCGCAGTTCGATTACCCGCCTCTCCGACCTCTGCTCATCGCCCTTGTTCTTCTCGGCGGTCTCCAGTTCGCCGCGCCGCTCGCGGACGGTCCGAAGCTCTTTCTCTTCCCCTTCCAGCCGCGTCACCCGGTCCACGTTGGCCTTCAGTGTGGCGGCGTCGTCCATCGCCTTGTCGAAGGCAGCCCGTTCCTCGGCGGTGGGTTCGCGTTTCTCGGTCTTGGCCTTGTCCATGAAACCCCGCGCCTGTTCGATGAGCCCGGCGCGCTTTTCTAGCATTTCCTTAACGATCATTGGATAAACTCCTTTGAGTTGAAGAGGTTCCAAAACACGAATTGCACGAATTCAAACGAATCGCACGAACCGTTCTAATTCGTGAAATTCGTGTTTCCCGACAAGCCCCGCGAGGCGTTGCGCTCATCATCGGATGGTCGCGGCGTCTCTTTTGCGCGTTGCGATGGTCAGGCGACGGCCTCCGCTGTCGTTCCGCGCGGCGTGCTCACAGACACGAATTACACAAATCCGTCCACGAATTTCACGAATTCAATTGCTTTTCAATTCGTGCAATTCGTGTTTTCCTATTCGTGAAATTCGTGTTATTCGGTTTCGGCCAGTCGGAGGCGCATCCTCATTGCCTCGCACTGGTTCGCTGATTGCTCGATCTCTTGTTCCGCCTGTTCCTTCCGCCAGGCATCCAGCGACCTGACGGCCGCCGTGGTGTCGGGGTAGGCGGGAAAGGTCGCGGGCCCGACGTCGTACAGCTCATCGATCTCGATGAGCGTCCGCAGTTCCGGTTCGCCTTGCCTGCCTCGTTCCCATTTATCGCCGCCCGGCGATATCCGAAATTGAAAGCTCATGCCATCCAGGTTGCCGTTGCGGACGTCCTCGACGGTATCGCGGCCGACCTGCGTATCGGGGGGGGTGGCCTCCATCCGCAGGCCCTTGTCATCCTCGAGGAGTATCAGCGTGCCAGCGGTGGTCCGCCCGATCCGCTGGTTGGGGTCATGGTTCACCAGCCCCAGCACATCGGCTTTTCGAGCCAGGACATTGGCGAAGGCCCCGCGTTTGACCTTCTCGGTGAAGCCATATACCTTTGAGAACCTCAAACTGGTCGGGCTATCGAAGACCGCGGCATAGCCGACTATCTTCGGCCTCTGGCCTTCTTCCTCGACGATCCGCATCTCGCACAGATCGGAGCACATTACGCGACGTTCCATTTCTATCTCCACGGTCTTTTTGTCTTTTGCCGGTTCGAACAGGATCGGCTTGTAATCGTGGTCGCTTAGCCACTTCTTGGCCTCCGCCACGGTGAATTTCTTGGCGTCGAATCGGATGGCC